CTTGACACTCTTTTAGTTACATGATAAAAGCAGGAACCTCCTGCGGGGATAAACCACATGGCCCGTAAAGCCGACAAGATGCCAGCCCGTAACAAGAAGAACTTTCGCCCTACCAAAAAGGGTGCGGGTATGACCGAAGCTGGGGTCAAGGCTTACCGCAAGAAGAACCCCGGTTCCAAACTCAAGACTGCAGTCACCGGCAAAGTGAAGCCCGGAAGCAAGGATGCAAAGCGGCGCAAGTCGTTCTGTGCCCGTTCTGCAGGTCAGATGAAGAAGTTTCCCAAAGCAGCAAAGAATCCGAACAGCCGCTTGAGACAGGCTCGAAAGAGGTGGAAATGTTAAACCTACTGATCGGCCCGATCTCGCAACTGGCGGGTACGTGGCTCGAAGGCAAGGTCGAAAAGACAAAAGCCGAAACAGGCGCAAAGGTCGCAAAGGCAAAAGCCGAAGCGATCATCATGGAAAAGAAAGCCACAGGTGAAATAGACTGGGACTTAGAAGCAATCAAGGGTAGCCAGAACTCGTGGAAAGACGAGTGGCTGGTTATTTTGTTTTCAGTGCCACTCATACTCGCCTTCATTCCCGGAATGGAAGATGTCGTCGCACACGGATTTCAACAACTGGAGCAAATGCCTGAATGGTACCAGTACAGCTTGGGCGTTATTGTTGCTGCAAGCTTTGGCGTACGAAGCGCGACGAAGTTCTTCGGAAAGAAGTAGGCGTGGCTGACGTAACATTCGAGCGCATTTCGAAATGGAAGCTTCTGCCTCGCTTCATGATGCTCGTCATGACTCTGATGAGTCAGTACCAGCCCCTAAAGGTTTTCACTGGATGAAATCCGGAAAATCTTACAAACTTATGAAGAACCCCCCGGGCGGCTACAAGCCTCACAAAGGGGCGTCTCTTCGTGCATCATTTGATGTACAGAAAGTACACAGTAAATGAAGTATAACACATCACACTTTTTAGATAAGCTGATCCAGCACGAGGGTATGGTCCTCACTGTGTATCAGGACACCCTCGGCATCGACACTATTGGTATCGGGCGCAATTTGAAAGACCGGGGGATTAGTAAAGAAGAACTAGACCACATGGATATTCCGTCGATGGCTGTCGTGTACGAGCATGGCATTACAGAGGCGGATGCACGTTATTTAGCCATGAATGACATGAAGATTGTTGAGGATGAACTCACACGGGTACATCCCTGCGTCAATGACTTGGACGCTGTGCGGCAACTGATCTTGATGGACATGGCCTTCAACATGGGTGTGCCACGCCTCTGTAAATTCAAGCGTATGTGGGGTGCGATTCACGACCACAAGTTCGACGACGCTGGACGAGAGATGCTCGATTCCAGATGGGCAAAGCAGGTAGGTTCGAGAGCCACAAAGCTTTCGGACGCAATGAAGAAGGGTGAATTCTAATGGGTGGAAAGAATTACATGAACCAACCTCGTAAGGTTACTGAAGGTTCAGAGTTATCTAAATCCGAGCAACAAGCAGTGCGTAACTCTAACGCACTATTGAAGGCTGCAACAGCACTGGCTTTAGCGGGTGCAGGAGGAGTCGGTGTAGCCATGGGACGCTTGGGGGATGCTAAAAAACGTCGTCAAGATGAAGCGATGAAACCCGGAAGTGGTGTTAAACCTATCAAGCCGAGTAATTGAGATGCCCTTAACTAAAAAAGGTAAAGACATCATGCAGTCAATGAAACGTACCTACGGGGGCCGCAAGGGTGAGCAAGTCTTCTACGCAACACGCAACGCCGGAAAAATTGAAGGCGTGGAGAAAGAAC